ACCCAGCGACTAACAAACTTAATAGAATTGGTTACAGCATCCAAAAAACCAGAGTCAGCAACCGCCGAACCGATGTTGAAAAATACGGCCATTGTCGAGCGTTTCAGTCTATTCCAGGCGTCAGTCATAACCGCCGCCTGTTTGGCTTGCTCAGGTCCGATTGATAAGCCTAGTTCTCGCGCCTCTTCGCGCAAGGCGTGAACGCTGCCCAGCATGGGCAGTAACATCGTACCGCTGCGGCCGAATATCTCCATGGCCGCGGCCGCCTTAGCCGTCGGATCGGCTATGTTGTTAATGCCGTCGGCAATTTTTTCGAATTGACTTTCGGGAGATTGTCCCTGCAAGTCCTTATACGCAACGTTGGCGGCCTTTAGTGCATCAACGTAAGTTTTTTCTCCGCTTGCAGCATCCATGATGGTACGTTGCATCTTGCGAATGGATTTTTCAATTTCGCTGATGCTCGCACCGCTCTGTTCGGCCGCAAAGCCGAGTTCGGATAGGGCGTTAGTTGACACGCCTGTTCTGGCGGCCATCTTATCGAGTTGGTCGCCGGCGTCCATAAAGTGCTTGATAGCCGCCGCAAAGGGCGCGGTGATAGCCGTGCCCACGCCCATAATTTTCAAACCAATCGCAGATATGCCAGCACCAAACGCCTTAAACTGATTGCCGATCTTTTTGAAATCGCTTGCTAGCCGCGTTCCGTCGGCATAGACCTCGACAAACGCTTTACCCGCTCTGATTGCACCTAATGCCATTTTGATTTTATCCAGTTGCGAGTTTTATTTGTTTCCAGATATTAGGATCGTAAGGCACGATTAGCGAGCGTACCGGCGATTCATCGCTAATCAGTCGATAAGGATCAGGGTCAAGTGGTTGCTCGTCGTCGCCCATTGCCATCGCCTGCCGATACAGTTGCGTTTGCCACCACGCCTTAACCCATGCACCCTTGGCAATCAATTTTAATTCTGCGTAGGTGTATTTTCCTGGATCAATTCCGGCGAGTCCGGCGAGTTCGTAGCATCGCTCGATAATGGCGTCGGCGATTTCTCGGGATGTAAGAGGCTCTCGATTTTCGCTTCCAACATCCGATCCAGGTCCGGAGACTCCATTGCTTCCATCAGCTTCTTCGCCTGCGCCTTCCGTACTCGTCTCGTCGCATCCAGTACCTTGCGATACGCTATTCGCACGTCTCTTCGGAAAAAATCCACGACGCCCTCCATCAAGGCGTCGGATGCTTCCTCAATTGCATCCATTGTAAGAGCACGGCCGAAAGCAATATCATCAATATTGCGGCTATCGGCCTGGTCGCGGCAAAGCACATACAACACGTCGACACAAAAAACCGGATCGTTGAACCGTTCCGGTAATTTGCTTTCCTCGTTGGCCAGTTCCAATAAATTGACGCCTAACGCATCACGCACTCGCTTGATTGTCACGACGTCAACTGCAATATCCCATTGCAGGTTTTCGCTATCACGAAATGACTTGCTCACGCCGACACCTTTTGCAACCCGATAATCGTGACTTGTCCGGGCGTTGTGCTGCCATTGCTAACCCAGACTTTTTCGCACACATTGCCGGTTAGCGGGCTTTCTGCATCGCCGGTCTGATAAAATCCTTGCGGCTGCGATCCAGCAAGTTTGAGTGATACGACTTCGGTATTCGTCGAATCAACAAACCATGCGTTCGCAAGCACGGTAGACTCGATGGCAAACAGCGAGAGGTTATCGCCGTCGATTTCGATATCGAGATATACCGGCGGGCACACAACGACGGCAGTTTCATCCGCTGGAAAGTCATTTCCAGAACCGCCGTCTAACGCCAACCCATTTCCGGCAACCGTGCCATCCACGTCGTAGCGACATCCGCCGTCCCAAAATACATCGAACTTTCCAGTTGAATAGCCATGATCTACGGGCAACGTACAAGTTGCCGTATCGGCATCGTCCTTATCCCATTCAGTAACGGCGGTTCCTGCCGCAAGATTTATTTGATAGCCGAAGGCATTGTCGTCAGTCACCGCAACCGTTCGATTGATTGTCATACCGGCCGCGCTGATAACTACAGCATAACTTCCTGTAGGCATGATGGTTTATCCTTTCGTTTATTCGTGTTCTGATTGTCAGACTTCAATTTGCGGATTACGCAAAAGATTGTTTGGCGTAAACGTGAAGTCAAAGGTTTGTTCGCCCTTGAGTGGACGGCCGGAAGACATCTTCACGTTTACGTCTCCGTCAAATCCCTTTCCGCCGCTGATGTCAACCATGCGGTAGGCAACAGCGGTGCCTGCCGCCGCGGCCGCTCGCAATGCGGCAAGTGTTGCATCACTGCCGGAATTTTTCATAGTGAGTGTGCTGGAGAACTTGATTGTCGCCGGCCGCTCGCTTTCGATCGGTACGGCCGAGCCGCTACCCGCAACCGTGGTGTCGCCCATTTGCGGATCAACGTCGAGCGTTACGTCAACGCGATTTGTAATTAGCGTGCTGGCCGTCGAGCCTGCCACGCCGTAATAAACCAGCCCTTCGAAACCCATTTTCATATTTATTGTTCCTTTCTATTTACGCTTTGCTTTTGACGCTGTTGCGCCACATTTCGGGAAGTTTGGGGAGTTCTTTTTCGAGCGCAGGCCTAGCGTATGGTCGGGCCTTGATGTTTACCGTGTGTTTACTGACTACTTTTCTCTTGCGATAGGTAGCGATAACATTGCTGCCGCCGTATTCGAGCGCTTCTGGCGTGCTGCCGATCTTAGCGTTGAGTTTTTCGGGGCCGATGACTACGCTGCGATTTTGTGGATCGAATGAGAAGAAAATAAAATCCTTCAGCAAACCAACGTGTGAACTTGGTGGATCGCCTGGATTTGAGTATCGTTTGCGTTTGCGAATGCTCGATTTCATCGTTCGGCGAACAAACGCACCGAATTTTGAAAGCACTTTAATGGTTCCAGTATCTACGGCTTTCAGAACGGCTGGAGCGTCAAAAAACCACGCTGTCACCTTGAGTGTTTTCCCGCCAGGACCGCTGCCAAGCATCTTTTGTACGCCAAGATTTTTCATGTAGCCCATAACGTCATACCTCCACGTCAACAACGTAAACGAATGACATCACGGTGAGAAAAACGCGGCGTTCGTCGATGTCTTCCAGCGAATAGATAGGCTCGTGGTTTATGGTAACGCAAACGGCGTTATTTGTTCCGCCGACACGCTGCCGATTCAATAACTCTCGTATCTCTTCGCAAAAGTCGAGCATTGCATCGACTTCCGCCAACTCGTCAGTAGCCAAGCCGACAAGACGCTTAAATACGCCAACCTGAATAGTCTGCTGGCGTGCGTCGTAGTCGCCGCTGCCGTCGCCTTCCAAGTCCGATGACGGCACAACCTGCACTTGCACGTCGCTGCCGCTCTCCGCGTTAAATCGCGGCACGTAAGCACGAACAGCCGTAAACGCTTGACTGAATAAACCAGCATTAAGCAGCGTTACAACGCTATCGGCAAGTGTGATTATTGGATGCGTCATCCGACTCTTTTCGTGTGAATCCTTAGCATTGTTCGCTCCGGGTCGCAGTAGCGATAAGGCTGCATACCGCCAGGGGCTAACACCTCGTAAACATGCAGCACTTCACCCACAGCGCTGCGAACGTCAATCACGTCTCCGCGTTGCGGCGTGATTACCGCATCCGAGAGAATCAACGATGCAGCGGAAACAATAAAGTCGCGGTCACTGTACTCAACTCTAACGCCATTCGTGTCTTCAACGGAAAACTCCGAACGGCCGAAAGTTGCGGTCAGCGAAACGCTGTCAGTGTTGCGACAGTAGTGGATTGTTCCACCAGCCGCATCCGGCAGTTGCGAGACAAGCATTTCCATTCCGCGCTGCATCAGGGTCATTCAGGATCATTCTCCCCGCCACCATCCGCGTTGGCGTTTAATGCCTCCGCAAACTCTTTACCAGTCATGGCGATAGACCACGAGAGCTTCTCGCGGTCAATTCGCACTTGTTCAACTGGCGTGTTTCCGTCGCAGACGCTTTGCAATAGGTCCAGCAGCTTCCCGTACTCTTCGAGAAGCCGCTGGTTTTCCATATACAAAACGCCGACGTTTTCAGTAGGTGTCATCACGCTTATTAACCTGTTGATAGTGTTAGCACGTTGTTATTGGCCCACACCTCGCCGGCGTTTGTAGGATCGCTGTTGGGAATGCCAACAAGCACCAGTTTGCCAGAGGCATAGCCGATCGTGACAACAGTGGCCTTGTCGGTCGCGATGTTCACCGCGCCGTTGGCACCGGAACCACTCTTGGCACCGCCCGTGATTGCGACGGCTCCACCGGCAGTGTTTCCGGCAGTTGCCGCTCCGCCCGTGATCGTAATCGCTCCACCGGCTCCGCTGGATGATCCACCAGCACCGCCCGTACCGGCAACAGCGCCGCCGATTCCAGTTGCTCCGCCAGCACCGCCGACAACGGAAGCGGCGCCGCCTGCACCAGAGCCTTTGCCAATGCCGCCAGTAACGGCCGCAGCACCACCGACAGCGTTTCCGGCACTGGAGCCAGCCGCCCCGCCAGTAAGAGATGCAGCACCGCCTGTGCCGCTGGTTGTGCCACTGACACCACCAACCACGCTTGCAGCACCGCCGGCACCTGTAGCACCGCCGACGCCACCGGTGAGCGATACGGCGCCGCCGGCGTTACCCGATGTTTCCGACACGCCACCAACAATGGCAATCGCACCGCCTTGAGCGGCAGTCAATCCGGCAATGCCCAGCGAGGCGTCAGCGGCGGAAATGCCCGTCGTACTCAGCGGATCGTCGGTCACCGAGGTAGCAACTCGCTTCATGGGTTGCAATTGGCAAAGCACATACTCGGCGGCAGCGGTTGCCGCTCCGTAGGTAACGTCGCCATAAACATCGCTTTCAATGGCGAGGCCCATAAAGTTTCCGGTAGCACTGTCAGCGGCACCACTCGATGGAGTACCGCTAACCGGCGAGCCGGACGAATTCCAATACACTGCTGCACCGGGAGTAAACGTGTCGCTTGTTTTCGGCACGGCGAAGACACCAGTTGCGGCCAGTGTTCCCTTTTCCCCGGCCGGAATGGCAACGGGTGCAACATAAGGCATGTTGCTGATTTCGACGACTTCACCAGCAGCTACGGCAAGTGCCGGAGTGTGGTCAATTAAGTCGCCTGTTTGTTTGAAAATTGCAGGCGTTTGAGCCATAATTCATTTCCTTGTGAAAAAGTGTGTTTGGTTACTAAGCATTGGCTTGCACGCTGGCGAGATATTCGCTCATATCAACGCCGAAGTCGTGATAACCGCGAAGCTGGATGCCAAGGACGTTGAAGTCTGCATCAGCCGATTCGACGACAGGCGTTTGCACGCCGTTGAGGAAACTGACAACCGCCGATGCGAGAATCGCCGGATCGGGCAACATCCACCAAGTTGTGGCAGAGTAGCCCGTGAAGTTGGAATTTTCCAACTGTGGAACAACGACCGGAGCGAAACGGTTTTGGTAGATGTTCGAAGTCGGCGTTTTGGTACTAGCCGTGGTGTCGCGGATTTCAGCACTGTTCCGCCACTTCAAAGCCGTGGCTTCGAGCGAGGTCGGAACCAAGACTTTCGTCGGGTTCAGATTCATCAGCCCGCCGTCAGGCGTTTTCAGATTGCGAAATGCCTTCAGGGCAGAGGTAAGTCCGGTTTCTCCGAATGCGGAGCCGGTTACTAAGTTTCCGCGTGCTTCCGTCCAGAACGCTGCGCCGTTTTTGGCGGCAAGCCACACTGTCCAGAAAAGTTTTTCCATCGCCAAACCAGCACCCAATCCCAGCCGGCGGCGAAGGTCGTCGAACGCGCCCAGGTCATCGTTGATAATGTCCTCGCGGGTGAGCGTGAGCATCTTCGCGTAAGTGCGGGCTTGCATCGTATAGGAATCTTGCCCGAAAGTTCCGTGCTTGATTTCGCCAGCCGGGGCCAGTCGCTCGTATTCGAGGTCAGTAGTCAGACGGTAGGCGGTGGTTTGCTTGAAATCGCCGACGCTGCGAGTGGTCGCCACTTCACGCCAGGTCTGCGGGGCCATTTCAAAACCGCTCAGCAGGAACTTGTGACCGAGATCGGATATCATGGTCGTGACGCTGTGCGTCGAGAAAGCGGCTTGCAAAATGGGTCGGAGGTTGCCGGGCGTAATCGCCATGCGGCCGCCGTCGTAGCCGCCAGCCTGTGCGGCCATTAGCAGGTACTCTTGCAAGCCGAGTCCGCCAATGCGGCTGGCGGCTTCCAAGACTTCCGGCTTGAACTTTTTCTCGACGCCGGGTAGACCGGCAGTCATGCACATTGCGCACTGCATGATTTCCGGGCTAGCGTCTCGGGTAGATCCGTGAATGGTGGCGGCCTTCGGTCGCTCAGCACGGATCAGTTCAACATTGGTATCAGCCTGAGCCTTGATAAGCTCGACTTCCAACTTTGTCGCCGCCCACTCGTCATCGAGTGCTTTAGCTTTCAGTTCGGCGGCCTTTTGTTTCGCCTTGGATTGAATCTCTGACAACTTGGTAGATTCAATCTTGCCGGTGTATTCGGCGACCTTGGCTTGCACCATCGCAACATGCTTCTCGTAAGCGAGAATTACGCCGCTCAAATCGAATACCGGTTTATCGGCAATCGCCTTCATCGGCTCTTTCCCGGTCGCGTTGACAACCGGTTTCGATTCGGCGTCAAACTTTGCTTGCAACGCTGCGGTCTGCTGATCGGTTAGCGTGGCCACGTCGAAACCAAGGGCTTGCACCCATGCTTCAAAATCCATAACAGTTTCCTTTCTGATATACGCGGCCCTAGCCGCTACCTTTGCGCTGGTCTTGCCGTCGGCAGCCATCGCAACAAAACTCACTTCACCTAGCGTCGCCCTGCGAGCAACGTAAACAGGCCCCTTAAATGTTTTGCCGTTGACTTTTGTAGTAGTCGATTCGTCGAAAAACTCCATTTTTTCCGGTCTTGCACCGACGGACGCTTTCCAGGGGAAACCCATTCCTGCCGATGCGATAACCTGATTCGCTTCCATGCTCGCGCCCGAAACAACGCCGGCGAGATTCAGCGATTGAGCCGACACGTCAACGGTGTCCGCATGGCCAACGATTTTTGATTGGTCATGGTCCATCAAAATCGGCAGTGGTGCAGACGCGGCTAGTCCGGCAAGATCAATAACAACCGGAGCGTCGTAATAGCCGACCACCATAGCACCGCCTGTGTACGCTTTCATGCTGAACCGCTTAGGCTTAGCGGCGTCATCGCCTTCCGCCGCTTTGATCCAGTCAACGCCGGAAGCGTTGAATTGAATGAATTCACGCTTATCGTTAGCACGAATCATGCGAGCGATTCGTCGCCGCCTGCTTTGTTTGCTCATATCGTAAACCTCGCGTTTCCGTGGATCAGCCTTTCGACATACGAGGCCTCTGCCTTCTCCGTCTCGTCTACGTCATCCTCTTCCGCTCTATCCGGTCGCGTGCTTTCAGAATCAGGGTACGGTTGATTGCCAGCGAGATTGGCGTTAAGAATTCGCTCCCGCATTTCGTCAACTTCCAGGCCGTATTCGTCCGCCATTTCCTGAATGGAATCTTCGAAGTCTTCGCCGTCCTCAGCAAATATGCGGCCCAATGTGGCAGTGCCGGTAGAGAGAGCAATTTTGCGAGCTCCGGCAGTCTTTACTGGGTCGTTATGCGGACGCCCGGGCCATGCCCATTCGTGCTTAGGAACGTAATTTTCGGGAAAGTTCCAGCCGAAAACATTTCTGGCCTCGGAGAACCAAGCATCGAAAACGCGATCAACTACGTCAAATTCGCACTCTTGTTGCTCGATATCCAAAGAGTTGTAATAGGTCTGATGATCGAGTTGCCCGCCGCTGTAGCTGTAACCGCTAGAATCGCAAGCGGCGATGTTGTAGGGCATGTTCAACGGCCGCGCCTCTTCACAGAGAATCAAGCGGTTGAACATATCGTAAGTGGTGGCCGGATGCTCTGCCCGCAACTGTGCGGCCTTAGCACCGGCCGGCGTGACCGTCATCATTCGCTTATCAACGGGCAGCGTCGTAAATGGTGCTACCTCGTCATTGCCTTCCTGCGCCGTACCCATTTCGATTAGCAGCGAGTAGTCCGCGGCAGTCTCGGCGGCAGCTACCGTTGCTTCACGAAACCGGCGAGCGGTCGGAAATAGATTCAGCGTCGAGGTCATTTCCGGCACGCCGCGATGCTGTTCCGGTCGTTCCTGAAAAAACCAGTGGCAAACAAATTTTGCCGGGTATCGCGTAAACTTCGCTAACGCACCGGCTGTTACCGCCGCGCCCGGGTGAATGTCGAGAATATCGTAGAAAACAGGATTGCCGTCGGCGTCGTATGTGATGCCGTCAACGTAACTCTCCGTATCGGATTGAAACGTCGGAGACGTCAGGCGGTCGCATTCAATCGGTTGCAAGTTCAACTTGACAGAATGGCGTACTTTTTGACTGTTGATTATCAACGCCACGGCCTCGCCGTCGCCGGATTTAGCTCGATGCAACTGCCGTAACTTACGGCCGAATTGCGTAGCAGCCGCCCAGCGTTTCCACTCAGCTTCGATCTTGGCATTGAATCCAGGATTGCCGGTTTGCATCTTGAGCTTAGGCCCGATGCCAATTACATAATTGGCATGTGTGCGATGGATGCCGCATTTGTGGCCGTTATTTGCTCGTTCGTAGCGGTCACGGTTTCGCAGCTTGTGCCGAACAGCAAGGGAGTTGGACGCATCCGCGTTGAGTGCGTCGGCGTTCGTCCAGATGTTGATTGTCTCGTTGCCTTCGCGGGCTGCATCGTAGCCGGCTCTAACCGGTTTTTTTTGCGACGGCGAAATAGGTACGGGTCGAATCTTGGGCGTTGATCGAAATACGGAAGCGATGCGACTGATAACGCTCATCCGCAACCTCCCGGTCGCATCTGCCGAAACGTAAATCCGCAATGATTCTTCCTAGACGCATTCTTTCTGGCCAGATATTCATCCGCTCGAATCTGTTTGTCGATATCGACGGCAGTAGTGGCCATACCGTCCACGCTGACGCTTTGCACTCCCTTGGCGTTTTCTTCGATTCGATCTTGAATTGTTTCAGCCATGTTCAGCCTATTCAGTTTCAGGCGAGCGCAATAAAAAAACGGCCATTAAGCGATTAGGCCGCCTAATGACCGTTCGTATATTGCGCTGGTTTCGTCCGCGGGGATCAGCCGCGAACGTCGCCTGATTTATTTTTGGTATACTAAATTATGGTGGCATTGCGTGGCAAATTGCTAGAGTAAAATAATAGTTTTTCGTATATATACGATTTTCAGATAATGCGGATTGTTTCCGCCACCGCCGCGTTGAATTCGTGTTTGCCACAATGCCGGCATTTGTACGCCCGATGTTTTTCGCCATCTTTGGTCCACCATGTCTGCACGATTCTGAAGTCTCGACAGCCGCAGTGCGGACATTCGAACTGCCCGCCGCGGGAATCGCGCAGCATATCTGCCGCTGTCTTTCTCTCTTCTGGTTTAGCCATTTTTACCTCTTCGCTAGTGCAGCCATTTGTGCCGCCGTAAGTCTCATTTTGCCTCGCGGCCGATAGCTCTTGCCTTCCACCTCGGGAAATTGTGCCCCCAACATCGAAGCCGCTACCGCACAGCCCACGAGGTTGTCCCAGTAGTGATTATCATGGCGTGGCATAAGCCACTCCCACACGTCGCGGGTACGACCCTTGGCCGTCGTTTCTACTGGCGCTTCGGAAACGCAATGGTCAGACCATAGGGCATGCTCTCGCGGGTCAACACCGAATAGTTCAATGCCGCCGGGCGTGTTTACTGGCAGGGCCAGGCGTGCCGCAACACACGATTTCCACCAGTTCACGTCCGTAGTGACCCAGCGGTCGCCGTTTATCGGTTGGCCGATTCGCCAGGCAAGGCCGGTACGTGTTCCGGGTTCAGGTTTGTACTCATCAAAAGATTTCTGCGCGGGACCAATACCGTAGCCCTGGGCAGCCATCAAGCGTATTCCAGATTCTGGATGTCGTCGGCAGAATTGCTTAACGAGTTGGTTCTTCTCACCCCAGCGGGCGTCAATCAAGATCATTCCCATCCGCATGTCTAGTCCGTCTTCGCGGCGATATTGCGCGTTGAATAGCTGATTAGTGAGCGTCTTTAACCCGCCCACAATCCAAGC